AATCAGAACCAATTCGATGCACTGGTATCATTTTGCTATAACTTGGGCGCTGGGTCTTTGAAGAAAAGCACCTTACTTAAAAAAGTAAATGCTGACACAAATGACCCTTCAATTAAATTAGAATTTTTAAAATGGAATAAGAGTGGAGGCAAAGTCTTAAATGGATTGACACTTCGAAGAAATGCAGAATCAGAACTTTACTTTTCATGAAAAAATTAATCCTTAGTTTGCTAATTGCAAACTTTTTTATTTCATGTCGACCACAAAAATCGGTCATAATCGAAAAAGAAAAGATTCGTATTGACACAATCCGTGATTACAAAGTAATAACAAAATTCAATGCGGTATATGATACGCTAATCATTGAGAATCCTTGCGATTCTACGGGCATCTTAAACACTTTCTACTCTAAGATAACCGTTCCTCAGGGGAAGATAATTATCAGGTCTTACAAGGGCAACATTCAAGCAACCGTTAACATTGATTCGATTGAAAACGTGTATAAAAATATGTACGTTTCAAGTTTGCATACTGATAATTCATCAACTAATAAAGAAAAAATAACTAATATCATTCCAACTTGGTGTATCTTAACCATTATTTTTCAAGGATTGATAATCTTTGGTTACTTATATTTAAGATTTATTTATGTATAAAATTGACATAGAGCCAGTGGAAAAACCAAAATCAAGGGCAAAGGATTTACTTGATACGATGATGGATGTAATGGAGAACATCGAACACATTGATGATGCTGCATACGTTTTAAGAATGAAAGTGCTAAACAATATCGAGTTCTTAGTCGATGTTTTAATGGAAGAATATGAAAATGGAAGATAAAATTATCAAGATTAGGGAGCATTTCTATTCTACAAATCTGAGTAAAACCGATTTTTACAATTCATTCTTTGAAATGTACGGATATCAAAATGCTGAATCTTTAAGGAAGTTTATGATTAAAAAGAATATAACCGCAAAGGATAGGTCGGCTCAAGAAATAAATAAAATCATTCCGCCAGTAGTCGCAAACTATAATCTTGAAACACTTGATAATTTTGGCATCCAAGAAAGCATTGGCAAGGAATATGTATCGGCTAAACTGCCTCCGCATTTAAAAAAGATTGGAATCTTATCTGATATACATTTTCCTTATCACGACCTTACGGCTTTGACTTGCGCTATCAAGCATTTAAAGGAGCAAGATATTGACTGCTTATATTTAAATGGGGACGTAACTGATCAATATTCCATCAGTCGACACGAGCGCGACCCCCTTATGAGGGATTTCAAAAGGGAAGTAGATATGAATAGAGATTTCTTGCAAAGGCTTAGAGATATATTTAGAACGATTCCAATTTATTATAAACTTGGCAATCACGAAAATAGATTTGCAAGAGCATTACAAGTTCAGGCAGAAGAGTTTGCCCAGTTACATGATCTTCAATTTGATATATTTTTTAGATTGGATAAATTAGGGATCACAATGATCGAGGATTGGCAAGGAATGGAGATGGGAGACTTGTTAGTGCTTCATGGTCACGAGTTATATGGTGGAGGCGGAGTAAATCCAAGTCAGAATCTATTTAATAAGACTATTTGCAATACGTTAATCGGTCACGTTCATAGAACTTCAGCAACTCAAAAGAAGACTGGCTTTAAAGAGTTTATAAATACTTATAGTACTGGGTGTTTGACTCTTCTTAGTCCAAAGTATATGCCGTTTAGTATGCACAATCACGGCTTTGCCATTGTAGAAATTGAGAACGGTAAATCAAAAGTTAAAAATATTCAGATTAAAGAAGGAAAAATTGTTTAAGTTTGTGTTTTCATAGTTAAATAGGTTTAAGTAATAGAATCCTCATTGGTCATATCGGTGGGGATTTTTGTTTTATATGATTTTTGAATAAATAATTTTATATAAAGTTTTTTTATTTAATAATTATATTTATATTTGGCACAAGATAGCAACGATGCTATTTCTTAAACCTTAACAAAATGACAATTCAAGAATTAAAAAATGGTGTTGCAAGTGGGAAATTTGTAACATTTATGGGGAAAAGGGTTAATCTTTTTTCAAAAAATGGAGTTTATTTTTCAGCTACAAGGGGATGGGGTCTTCACGATTTTGACATAGAATTTTCTAATGATTTTTTTCCTTTTATTACTGGTCATTATTTAGGAGAAAGTGATTTACTTTCTTTTGATTTAGAAAATAGTGGCTTAAAGCTTGAATTTTCAGGTAATATAAATTGGTCTATAATTGAAAATAAAAAAAGATAAACCCGAGCCGAAGCGGATTCTTCGGCAATCTTAAACCAACAATCAAATGAAAAAAATTATCGAGTTTTTTAAAGACTTTTACCAAACTGACCGTGAAGGTTTATTTGGTAGCATTGCAATCGCAATATTTGGATACCTTTTATTTTGGCACATCTTACCTATAATCTCAGGACTATGAAAAAGTATAAAGCAAAATTTAAAGATGAAGCTGGGTTCTATTCTTGCACCTGGTATTTTGAGGAACTGGAAGACTTTTGGGCAGCAGTTTGCAGAGAGGAACGAGTTTACAAATCAAAATTTCAAAATTTAATCTTAGACTAATTATGAAGAATCTAATTAAATCATTATCAAATTTTCAAAGTGAATGCCCAGTTATTCACAAGGATACAAAAGGTCACAATTATACTTATGCTGATCTTCCACAAATCTTTTCAGTTATTAATCCGTTGCTTAAGAAGAACGGATTATGTTTCAGCCAATTGCTTGAGAATGAAGGCATCAAAACTATTCTCTTTCATGTTGAGTCAGGCGAATCATTAGAATCGTTTACAAGCATTCCTAAGGTTAAACTTGGGGCAATGAATGAGTATCAATCCTATGGTAGTGGAGTTACTTACTATCGTAGGTACTCTTTGTCTTCAATGCTTGGTTTAATTACTGACAAAGATTTAGATGCAGCTGGTACACAAGTGGAGGCTAAAAGTTTACAAATATGGAAACAAGAGATTGACAAATGTAAATCTTTAGAAGAGTTAAATAGCTATTATGCTAATTCACAAAAAGAAATAAATAACGAGCAAAGAATTATTCAATTATTTTCAACTAAAAAATTAAGTTTCACATATAACCAATAATCAAATGAGCAAGTTAGTAAGCATTTCAATCAACGTAGATTTGTTAGACAAGTCTAAATTGTACAAGGGTAAGAAAGGTACTTACCTTAACATTTCAGGATTCTTAAAAGAAGATGCTGACAACTACGGAAACTTCGGTTTCGTAACGCAAGACGGAGTAAAGACTCCCGAAAGTAACGCTCCAATCTTAGGTAACTTTAAGATCAAAGGAACGGAAGGGTTTAGCGCTCAATATTCAAAGCCAGCGCCCGTTTTTGATATTCCAAGTGCTACATTAGTCGAGAACGATTTACCTTTTTAATTATGGAAGATCACGAAATAAAATACCAGGAAGTTTATGAGAGAGCATTCCTGGAAGTTCATTTTTCAAAATTACTTAACTCTGATGAAAAAGAATTAAATTTTGAAATGAATATTACAAAACAATGTTTTGAAAGTGCAGTAAAAGATAAAAGATTTTCACAAGAATTTTTAAACAAATTTAATCATGGAAGAAATACAATTTAATCCACAACAATTTGAGATAGGTTTATTCGGTCATAACCCTATCCAAGACATGAGCAAGGCTCAGATTAATCATTTGGTTCATTTGATTAATGAAGGAGTCAAAGAAGGTGGCAAGGACATAAAGTCTTTGCTTGCAATCGCATCGAAGTATCAGCTTCTATTCTCAGAACTGGAAAAGACTTTAAAGGAGCAAGCAGTCGATGAACTTCTAAAATACGACAAAGGTCGATTTGAAGTTCATAGTGTCGAGATGCAAGTAGCTGAAGTTGGAACGAAATACGACTTTAGTGCAACCAAGCAATGGGTAGATTTACAAGACCAAATCGATGAGTTAAAAGAGAAGCAAAAGGAAGTTGAGAAGTTTTGCAAAGGAATAAAAAATAAAACCATCACGGTGGATGAAGAAACGGGCGAATCGTTTGAGTTTTTTCCTCCAGCTAAATCGAGTACAACATCAATTAAAAAAACAATACTATAATGATTAAGATAAAGAAAAGCAATATACATCAGGCGGTAGCCGATAGCTTAAACAAGAAAGGTATCTTGCCTTTCTCAGCAAGAGAATGGAACGTTTTAAATGTTCAGCAAGTGGTGTACTGGAATACCAGGAATAAGGAGCAAGGGTATGTTAAGTATCCCGAAGTCATGAGAGAAGTTCAAATAATTGCTAAACAAATGCAAGATGAAAAATCAGGGCAAATCGAACAACTCTAACGAAACGGCAGAATTTCTCACGATGGTAGGCATCGTGGGAATAATTGCAGTGTGGATATTTTATTTAATAGTTTATTTAACGACATGAAAGAACTAACATTCAACCAATGGCAAGACCATTTGAGCAAGCAATTGCAAAAGGATTACAAAAAATTATATAAAACCTCAAAATTTAAACCAAATGAAAACAAGTTTCAAAAAGTATCACGAAGAGAATCCTCAAATTTATATCGAGTTTAAGCGGTTAGCATTCCAAATGATTAATCGAGGCTACGTCAGATTAGGAGCAAAGCAAATCTTTGAAGTTATTAGATGGCATACAATGGTCGAAGGTAATGATGGCTACAAGGTCAATAATAATTATACTTCTGACTATGCCAGGTTATTTGAAAATGATCATCCGATTTATGCTGGGTATTTTCTTAAAAGACTTTGTAAATCGGTTTAGTTTTTTTATATTTGTAAACAATCGCCTCACTACATTATAGCGATTAAAAGTCTTAAATGCCTTGTATTGAAATTGGAAGTAGTGAGCCAATGGATTTATGAGGCATTTTTATTTTATAATTATTAATATGGAATATTTAAAAACGAATGCAGTTTTATTTTTAGAATTAAAACTAATTGAAAAATTTGGTCATAATTTAAATACCGAAGACTTTGAAGAGCAATATGGAGATTTTTTTAAATCTGCCTATAAAATTCAAGAAGAACAAATTGGAGAAGCTTGGTTTAGTGGTTATCAAAATTCAATGGCTGATAATAAAGTACGAGAACAAACATCTGAATTCTTAGATTTCGACCATTATATAAAAAAAACTTACGGTAAAATTATTTAATTATGGAAAAAGAAGCATTTTATTTCCCACATTTTTGCAACGCAAGGCATGATAGGAAAATTCGTAGGCTAAGGAAGGAACTTGGAACGGAAGGTTATGGCATTTACTTTATGCTATTAGAAACGCTAAGAGAACAACAAGACTTAATGTATCCTTTGGAAGATTTGGATTTGTTAGCCGAAGAGTTTGGGGTATCTGAAGCAAAGGTCAGAGTTGCTATTTGTAACTACGGATTGTTTGAAATTGACGAAGAACAAAAGTTCTTTAGTCCTAAGATGTTAGTTTATTTAGAGCCATATTTTAAGATGAAAGAACAACGCAAAATTGCTGGACAAAAGAGCGCAGACAAGAGAAGAGGAATAGAAATTTCAACGACCGTTCAACAACCGTTCAACGACCGTTCAACAAAGGAAAGTAAAGTAAAGGAAAGTAAAGAAAAAGAAAGTAAAGTAAATGAAATAAAAGAAGAGTATAGTTTGGTCGAAATGCTTTCTCCCTATATTCCTGATTTAGGAATTGAATACACTAATTTTTATTCTTATTGGTCAGAGAAAAATAACAAAGGGAAAGAACGATGGCAAGTAGAAAAGTTTTTTGATATTAGCAGACGAATAAATACCTGGTTAACTAACGCAAACAAATTTAGCAATAATGGAAATACAACTGAGAAACTCGGAACAAGTGCCGCAAGAATGGAAGCATTACGGAAGTGGTAACGCAATAGCAATAAAACAAGCACAGATAGGTCATACTTTGCGTATAAGCAACGAAGATACTATAAAGCAAGCATTACGTTACTCGATGCTTTTGGTTGGCTTACGAGGAAGCAATCTACCTACTGAAGAAGAAAAGTTTGTGTTAACTAATTTTGTAAAGTCAAATTTTGGGAATAATACTTGTGAAGAAATAAAACTTGCCTTTGAAATGGCAGTTGCTGGGAAGTTAAATATTGATTCTAAATGCTATGAGAATTTCTCATGCGAATATTTTGGAAGAATTATGAGTGCTTACCTTGAGTATGCAAGGCAAGAGATTAAGAACTTACCTAAACCAATAGAGCCAGTGAAAGAAAAACCAAGTGATCATGAATTAAAGAAGCAAGCAATTGACACGGCTAACGAATATGCAAATCAGATAAGGTACTGCGAAAAGAACGATAAGAAATTTACGTTTATTGCTGGAGGCTTATCAATTCTATTTGATTACCTGGAGCAGTTCAAGATTCCGACCATATCAAAAGAAGAACGAATGGAACTTTGGAATAAATATTCTAACATTCAGGATATCGAAGAACGTAAAATTCACTGCAAAACTCAAGGGTATATTAAATTTATAAATTCTTTAGTTACATTTGATTGTCATATTGATAATGATGGAACTATTAAACCAAATGAAATATGAAAAGAAAACTAATTTACGGAACTGCGCTGGTATTAATTTGCTATGCTTATTATTATGCGCTGAAAAATAATCAGACAATACAAAAAAATAATGAGCCAAAGTGGGTATTCGGAATTTCCGAATCTGAGGACATTTATACGGATACAATTGATTTAAGGCTTTACACAAGTCACGGAAGATTAAAACAAAAATATAATGATAACTAAAAAAACAAAGTTAAGCCTGGAAACTGATGGCAAAATTATTTCGGTTGAGTTTGACCATATTGATGTAGGATTGGATGATTATTTTCAGGCGCTAAAAACTTTATTAGTTGGGGCAACGTTTACCGAAACTCAGTTTGAGCATTGGATTATTGATGAGGCTGAAGTAATAGGAGAATATCTGCATAACCAAAAACACGATTGACAATTTGCAGTAAAATGTAAAATATATTTAATGTTATAATGTGGGGAAAATCCATCATTAAATGAGAAAATGTCACATAGTGAGGGATATATTCGACAAATTATGTCACAAAGTTAGGGTAAATTGTGACGCATTTATATGCAAAAGGGTATAATATTGCACAATAATATACCTTTTATATGCACAAAGGTATAAAGTAAAGCTATAACTTGACAAATTTAAATAAAAAGTAAAGCTATAACTTGACAATGAGAAACGAACACGAACATAAACTCCAGGTGGCAATTTGTAAATGGTTAGATTGGACTCAACCGTTTTATTATTTTGCCATACCTAACGGAGGCGCAAGGCATAGACTGGTTGCAATCAAATTAAAGATGGAAGGCGCAAAGGCTGGAGTGGCTGATATGTTTTGGATGGTTTCAAATAAGAAATGGAAAGGTTTATTTGTCGAGGTTAAGATTGACAAGGGAACTCAGCAACCAAATCAAAAAGCATTTGAGCAGATAGCTATTAATCACGGATATTATTATGCGATAGTAAGGTCGATTGAAGACTGCGAGAGTTTGATTCGAAGATTTAGATTAGATGAGATTTGAAGAATAATTATCTTAGTGCAGTCAAATGGATTACAATGAGAATACAACGACCTACGATTCAAGTAGTTATCGAGTGCGCAACCTATCACGATTTGAATTATAGCCTTGAAGTAAACCTTAATCGAATCAAAATGGAAAGCGGTGCATCATATCCAGCTTACCGACAAACAAAAAAAATCAAGGATTATTTGGAATTGCACAATCTTTAATGTAAACTTTGCAGATGGAAAAGATTAATTATCAAGGAGTTATCAAAGAAGATGTAAATCATCCTGATCATTATCAAGGTAATGGCATTGAGGTCATTGACATAATTGATGCTTTCGACCTTAATTTTAATCTTGGCAATTCGATTAAGTATATACTGCGAGCTGACAAGAAGGGATACAAAAAGAAAGATTTAGATAAAGCGGTTTGGTATTTGAATCGGGAACTTGAAAAGTGGAAAGGTTAATTTGGGAAGCCATTGCGGTAGGAATTATCGAGGTGGCTTTTATCGTTTATTTTATTTTTGAGATAATCAGAGAATCAAAGGAATGACCAGGTCGCAAATCATTGAGGAACTTTATAATTCAAAGGAGATTAAACAAGCCTTAATGAAAATGCACCCAGCAAATTTAAGGGAAGAACTTAAGCAAGAAATGTTCGTGAATCTTTGCTCGATAACTGAAGATAAATTTTGGTCGATATACAATAACAACGGAAGCAACGGATTAAAGTTTTGGCTTGTTAGGTGTATGCTTAATATGATTTATTCAACGGGAATGAATCAGCCATTCTTCAGGCACTTTAGAGCCAAGTACGAATCAATAGATGGATTAGAAGATTTAGTGCATATTGAGGATGAATCTAAGGAATATAAAGAAAAGCTATTTAATCGAGTGGAGGTAGCAAGAAAAGAATTATCCTGGTATGAAGATATGCTTCTCGATACTTATGTCGAATTAAATTTTAATCAAACGGAGATTTCGAGAAAGACTGGCATTCCGTATATGTCCATAGTCAAAACGATTT